TTGAACACGCTTAACCGCAAAAGGTGTCATTGTAATGTTGTTCACAAACAAGCTGGCAAAGCGTCCTGGGTTATAGGTAATCTTAAATGTAATGTTACCCAATGCCTGTGGGAAGCTGGCACTTAATTGTTTTATTCTAAGTGGTATGGTGTTTTGACTAAAATTACTATTGATGGCAGCATAATACCAAGTTGGTGTTCTAAATGTAAGAAGGTTAGCAATAGCAGGCAAAGGTGTTTGATTACCTTCTTCTTCACGCACAAAGTCTTCTTCCATTTCAAAAGTAAAATCTGTTTCTAAGTCCCAGGCAATGCCTAGTTTACTAAAGTCAATGGCAATGCCTGTGGGCAATAGACAGCTGACTTGGCTTTCAACAACAAGATTTTCTTTTATACCTTTTCTTTGAATAGCAGTGGCACTGGCACTGGCAGCAGGTTCAAGACTTACAATACCACCTCTAAATATTATTGGTGTTATGTAAATGATTTTCGCAAAATTAAATCCTGCTGTGGCTTGAACTAGTATATTGGGTATTTCACTAGACTTATTTCCATAAGTCTGCGTTCTAAATCCAAATACTAATTGTGCGTCTGCTGTTAATATGGCCATATCTTTTAATCCTAACTGTAGGTAATAGCAGAACTGGTGCTAGGTATTAGTGCTACTACCTGTCCTGAACTATTCTTAACTTTTATATTACCTGTTCCTGGTCTAACTGGTCTGTCAAACTGGAAATTAATGCTTGCTGATTCTGTTGGTATAGCAGGATTAGGTGCTGCTGGTGTTGACGTATTAATACCATCAGTTTTCCAAGTAACGGTGCTGGTGTCTGTAATGCCAGCGTAGGCAACACTACAACTAGCATCTATTAAGGCACCATTCTCTATTTGTAGATAATATGTTTTGCCAGGTTTCATTATCTTTGTTGGATTGATAATCAATGTATTGCCACCTGGACCATATAACACACCTACCTTGTTGGCAGCATAGGTAGCTCTAAGGTCAATAGTTTGATGTAACACACCACCTTGTTCATAGATATAAATTCTTGCTGGACTGGTTGCTTTTATTGTGAATGCCTTGTTAAAGGTTAATAGTATATTGCTTCTTACATTTACCTTTTGACGTGTGCTGTCACTGACATAAGGATCACTACACAAGGTATAACTCTGTAAGGCAAATTGTGGCTCTGTGGTAAATGACCAACTATACACAATATTATTTGATTGTGTTAGTGTTTGTCCACAAGTGCCTTCTCTAATTGTTCTTACCAAAGCTGCTGGTATATTCACTCTATAGGTAGTGTTCCAATTTAGGCCTGTTATGTTACCAAAGTTTAATTTTGTATTTGGAGTCTCTCCCACACTGGTATCAAACGTAGCTGAACTCACATTGAAACTGGCCACTGTGCTGCCTGCTATTGTGGTCACAGTGACCAAGCCACTTAATTTTTCTACAGGTTCACTCCAAGTTATGCTTAGAGGTGTAGTAGGACAAACTGATCCATACGGTGCCACCACAGGTGTCTTTGTTGCGTTGGTGCTCTGTTTTACTGTCAGTGTAGCAGGTATGCCACCATTGAATGCTGTTAGACTGTTTGACAATAAACCATAAGGTTGAATTTGGAATGGACTTACTGTAAATGTCCAAGTGGTATTATCTGCTATGGCCACATTCTCACAGAGACAATAAACTAACACACCTTCATCCATATTGATGTAATAGTCTTTGCCCAGTGTTCGCGGAGCAAAAGGAAATTCAACTACATTTTTATGTATGATAAGACTGCTAGCTGCTAGTGTCTGCTCTAGTGTGCCATCTGTGGCATATAATTTTACATTGCCAGTGCCTTTGGTTAACGCACTATAAATGGCAATAGCACCTTTCTTAGCAGCTGGAGGATATACCCAAGCTGTAATTGCTAATGGTGCTGATTTATCTGGTATTGGTCCTGTGGCAGTAAAGGTAGTGCCCACTGTGTTACTGCTAGCACCATATAAGGTAAAGTCAGCATTGCCTACCTTGGCAATTTCATAAGTTGTGCCCGCTACCATAGCAGTAGCTCTAATGGCCACTGTTTCTTGATTACCTGGATCCACTGCGAATCTAGCATAATAGCTGCCTGAGTTAGGCACAAGGTTAGTTAATAGACCACAACCACTAATTGTTCCAGGGCTGCTAGTGTCTGCTGGCAATGTAGCACTTAACACTAGACTACAATTTGTTCCTGGTCTATTTGGTGGACGCTCATTAGGCATTGGGCAACAACTGTCACCTAATACCCAACTTGTGCCATCCCAGACTAATGTTTGGTTTTCTTCTGTGCCATCTATAATTTTTACACTAACATCATTACCTGACGCACTGGCTTCTAAACCTGATGTATAATCAAAACTACTGGTGTTGGCAGTTAATGATGTGCCACTGTTTTTACTTTCAACTGCGGCAGCAACTACAAGACTACCACTACTGGCCTGACCAACAAGGTCAACACCTGTTTCATCTTCAAATGTTTCAAATATTCTTTCAAATACACTTTTACTACCACTGCCTGCTGTAGGATATAAATCAAATAAATTGCTTAATAGGTCAATTAACACTATAGCACCTAATTGATTACCTAAAGCATCAAGAGCAATTGTATCTGGACTTAGAGCATCTGTTACCTGTGTGGGAGCAAATTCAACCAATCCACTAGGATTACTATAAGTGCCCACAGTGGTAGTGTTAAAGCCTCTGGTCTTAATATAAAAATTAGTAGTGCCTAGTTGGTCATAGTCTAAGGTTACTGCGGTGCCACTGGTAAACACACCACCACCAACTGGTCGTCTAGTTGCTATGAGATTATAACTTCTAAGACTGTCATCACCTGTGCCAACATCTGTGGTCAGCCAAAACTCCATACCTTCAACTACACCAGTAGGTGCTGTGCTGCTGATAATGACACGAGGTCTGCTATCTTCTTCAAACTTGGTAACACTAGGTGTGCCAGGCACACCAATGCTGCCTATGCTAATAATGCCGTTAACATCAGAACGAGTATAACGATAAAGGTCTGCTACACTATACACATTGGCATCATACTCCAATGCTGTTATGTCCATTATTAACGCACCATCTTCTTCTTGAATTTCAGTGATGCTGATTATGCGAAATAATTTACTGCTAAAATCTAATCTACTATTAGTTACACTGACAATATCACCTGCTTTTAGATTAATGTAAGTGTAATCAGTTTGAAACTGTATGAGTAAATCTATTCTACTTTGTTTTAGTTCAATGAGTCCAAGTATCTGTGCTTGAATAGGTTCATTGATAATGTCATAGGTTACATTTAATGTATTGTCTTCTTCATTGGCATTTCTATCGCCAGCAAGAATTTCAATATTCACAAAGTCCGCACTGTCACGCAACTCTCTGTGAGGAAATTCTACTTTGATTTCATTGTATAAGTCTTGGAGACCTGTGCCTGTAACAGTTATTGGTCCAAGAATATTAGCATCACTAAAACTGGCAACACTGCTGTCTGCTTTGTTTATGACCACACCCCATTTACCATCAATGTTGTCATAGCTTAACCAACTGCCACTGGCACTACAGATTGCTTCAGCATTTTGTAACACAGGATTGGCAGTGTCAACTAATCCATTAATTTGATATCTGTCATCTAAAGTTTGAGCACCTGTGCCTTGGTCATCATAGGCTACACTTTGTATGCTGTAACTGTTTAAGGCGGTAATTGAAGTAGTATTGATGTCACTACCAGCAATACCAGCACCATACACTCCATTGGTAAGATAATCATATAACACATCTCCAGGTGTTTTCATTGAACTGGTAATGTTAAACATTAAATTGCCTAAACCAGTAACATTTTTATCTCTATTGTAGTCTACTCTAACTAGAGCAAACAATAGATTAGTCATTGGATGTGTGCCGCTGGTCCAGTTAGGAAATAATGTTTCACTGTTAGGCACTGTGCCAGCATACCCAGTAGGTAATTGTCCAGCAGTTCTACCGCCAGCATAAAAATAAATCTTAACCAAGCCACTTAGGCTGCGGTCAATAGTGCCACTGCGATCCACTGTGTAGTTTACTGTAATACCATCTGCGTTAAAAATTACACGTTGGTCATTCCAATATACATTATTGAACACATAGGTAGTGGCTGAACTGGTTGAATACAGACTGCCAGACTTTTCTGCTAGTGTAAGACAATACCACATTGTCTTGTTGCTGTTGGTCATTGCTGCGTCTGTGATGTTACCACCAAAGAACGCACCACCATACAGCACAGGAATTTTACTTGAACTGTTTGGTTCTATTTGTAATCTAACACCTTGGTCAATGTTAGCAGTGCCACTGTTATTATCTTTTAGAGCACTTTGACTAAGTTTGTTTACAGCATAGCCTAACAAGGCTGTTCTTGCCAAGGTGCTGCCAAGGCTATTGCCACTTAGATATCTTATAGCACTTTTGCCTACGTCTAATAAGCCAGAAAGAAAACTCATTTAGGTGCTCCAAAGTTAAAGTTAGATTTGGCCAAGGCATTTACTCTATTCATTGAACTTTCACTAGGAAAATCAATTGGATTAGTTCTACGTCCAGATGTTTTATTATTCAACAGTTCAACCACACTGGTAACCAGTAGGTTTAATGTAATTGTGCCTGTGCTACTGCCCATTTCTAAATCATCAGCAATGTCAAAGTTACTGACCACTCCAACAAACTTACCAGCAGGATTGCCAGCAATGGCTAATAATTCTCCTGTGGTGGCATTAAAAAATGCTCTATACACAACAACACTAGAACCTTTTACTCTGTTGTCTAAGATGTCAGGAATGTTTGTGCTAGGTATACCACTAATACTAATTGTAATCTCTCCACTGGCAGCTCTTAGATTATTACTGGTGTTGGTAACGCCCAGTAATTGTCCTAGCCCAGTATAGGTTACACTACTAATGGTATAATCTTTATGATAGTCACTAAAGGTCAATACACTATAACCAGGTATGTCTAGTTTTACAAATAGATTAGTTTGAATACTTGAATAGCTGCTTAGATCCAATGCCATTAGATGGCCTCCACAAATGTAAATGGACCATCCCAACTGATTTGATCTCTAGCAAAGATTGTCCACTTAGGAAATTGAACACAGATAACATCCCAGGTTACAAGAGGTCCAACAATTAGACTGTAACTGCCAGCAGCTTCTCTAACAGGTCTATTCAATGTTATGGTGTTCACATTGTGTGCTACATCATTAACCACAGTATAAACGCTGTTGCTAGCACCTAGTTGAACAAAGTCTCCAGAACGAAATCTAAATTGACCAGCACTAAGACCTGTGGCACCTGCTGTTATGGTCACAGTATTGCCAGATGAATAGCTAACAGTTATGCCACTTGTGCTGCCTAAATTGCCTTGATATTTGCTTAACCAACTTTGACCACTGCTGTTAATCTGTATCTGACCAACAGTTACTCTATCAAGAGCTTCCATTCTTTCTATTAATGGACGAAATGTTTGCCAACTTGGTCCACTAGGCAGTGTAACTTCAAATTCCCATAACTGTCCACCAAGACTGGTAGTTTTAACTGTGCCATCGCGACTGGTTGTTTGAGCAATCTTACGACGTTTGTTTATACTAATTGATTCTGCGTAATCAATAACTGTTTGAAATGCTGTGGTCATATTTGTTTACCTTCTTGTTGATGGAATACTTTTTCTTCCTTGTTCTGTGACAGCATAGATAAAACTAGGGTCACTGGCCACTAACTGTTTGAAACTCATAGCATCAACAGCATTAATATTATAGTTGACCACTGTGCTACCTGAAGTCATTGGAGTCACTGTGGCAGGCCCACTGACTAATTCAGGTCCACGCTCACCAACAACACCAAATTGTCCACCAGGTATTGTTCCGCCATTGGCAAAGAAACCAGCAAACAGACTGCTGGTAGTTCCTCTGCCTCCACCAATGCCTCCAAATGTTCTAGCTATAATACTTTGAATCTGACTGCGTAGTATTTCTTCAAGAATACTGTTGACAAAACCTTTCCATTCAAACTTACCAGTCTTAACAAAATTAACCAAGGCATCTTCCATACCTTGAACACTCTTGGTAAACAATTGTTCTGCTTTACGAGCAGCATTGCCTACATTTTCTGCGTAGTCAATAAAGGCACGACGTAATCCATATTCAAAACTTCTTGTAGTGTTTCTAATTTCAATCTGTTTAGAAGCTAGTTCATCACTGCCACGAATTGCTTCTTCATAATATTGCTGTTGAAGTCTGATACGTTCTTCATCTGTTAATTTTTGTTGACGAGCAATTTCAATTTCATCTACCTTGGCCTTGGCAGTTTCTCTTGCGGCTGCTGCTATATCATATTGAATTCTTTCTTGTTCTGTTAGGAATAATTTGTTATAGTCATTAGTAGCCTTGTTCAAATCTGTTTGTAACTGCTGTGCTCTAACTAATTTAAACTCATTAAATGTTCTTTGTTCTTCAGCTTGACTTAATTGAAGAACAGCTTCACGCAATTCTTCAACACGCTGTCTTTGTGTAGCATATATTTGGTCAATACGTTGTTGACTTAGTTTTTGTCCACGTGGTAATTCAGCTTGTTCTTGTTGAATAATTGCTCTTACATTACCTTGTATTTGTTCTTCAATGTCCGCATATTTTTGTTGTATAGCAGGTAACAGCACTGTGGCTGCTTGACGTCTAATCTTTTCTATTTCTGATTCACGATTAAATGTAGCGTCTAATCTATAGCCTTCTAACTTGTCGCCTTGCTCTTTTAGACGATTAAGTTCATAGGCATTGGCAATGGCTTTCTTGTCACCTTCAAGAACTTTTTGTAGTCTGGCAATTTCCTGATCGTAGGCTTTTAGAACTTC